GGAGATCATCCGCCACTCGTCGCTTTTTTACCAATGCCTGTTTCTGTGCTTATATACGATCGGCCTGCGGTCCGCCGAGGCAAGGCGGCTGCGCTGGGAGGATATCGACTTTGCAAACGCGATGGTACGGGTACTGCAGAAAGGCGGGGTGCCCAGGCTAAAGCCGATCAACCGCTGGCTTCTCGACATGCTGACCGAGCTCCGCAAAAAACAGGCGGAGGAGGCAAAGACAGAGGTCAAGGCGGGCAAACGAAAGATATTCCCGAACAAGGAAGGGTATGTTTTTTTCTCGCCCCTGACGGGCAATCCGATCTGCCTGATGCGAAAACCACTAAACAAAGCTGCCGAAGCCGCAGGGATCACCAAGCGGGTGTACCCCCATCTGTTCCGGCATTCCTTCGCAACTCACCTGATGGCCAGGGGAACAAACCTGAGCATCATCCAGGACGCCCTAAGTCACCGTGAACAAAGCACAACTGCGTTTTACACGCACGTCGCCCAGGAGAATCTCCGAGACGCGATCGCCCCGTTGATGGGGGAAAATGAAATTAACCGTCTGAATGAAACCCTGTAAATATAGGCTCTGTCTACAGGCAAGACGAGGAAATGCGCACCAGTATTGATATATCTTAGGACTCTGACTCCGTGAATCGTGGTTCGAATCCACGTCTCCCAGCCATATAAATAAAGGGTTTCCTGAGGGAAGCCCTTTTTTCGTTTTGTCTACATTTGTCTACATTTGACTTTTCTTCTCTGCCCGACTGATGGAGCGTTATCCTATACCGACTCATCATGAAACCGCAAGGAAGTTAAGTCTGGGCAATACATCCTTGTAGAATATACACAATGGAAAACTACCGGCGGTGTTGCCTGAGTGAAGAACCCGATCGGCAAAGCACCCACCTTGACAGTAATTCTTCACGGAGCAGTCGGCGCATTCCGGGTGGTTCTCCCATTTCCGGCGAATGTCCTTTTTGACCGCGATGCGCTGGATGATGTCATCGTCGTAGATTGTTCCGACACCAGCGAAAGAACAGGCTGAATCGCGTGTGCATGATGTCACACGGCCATCGGGCAAGACCATGAATAATCGTCGGCCACACGGCCACGGCGACCCCTCAAAAGATGAGTCTATCGCTATTTCATCGAGAAATAATGAATAGTTGTATCGCGGTCTGTATTTACGGCGCTTACAAATAGGCAGGATTCTGCCGAATACCGATATCAGTTCTGCTTCGTAAGCCGGTCGGCGGTCGGCGGCGTTGTGGTAGCTCCGGACGTAGAAATTGTTGTCTATCGCATAATTAATGATGTCCTCGGCCCTCTCCATGTTGAGCTTGTCCCACACAAAGGTGAGGCCTTGCTTACCGGGGTTGTCAGGGGTGTGGGCATCAATGATCTTCATCCTGCGATCGATCTCACCCATCGGGAGATCGGTAATATGGAGAGTCCACTGGTTGATCTTTTCAACATTATGCCAATCGATTCGGTTCAAGAGATCGCCGTTCGTGTGAATGACGCCAAGCATGCCGGGTGTCTTCTCAAAAACAGCGTCCATGAGACGCTTAATCTTTTGCGTTTCAAGTAACGGCTCCCCACCAAGAAACACAACCATTCCGAATAGGTAATTATGCTGATAGTAAGTTGCCGGGAGCCAGTCGCACAGCCGGGCGAACACATCTTCCGGCATGGAGATATGTGGGGCGCGTTGGTTGGAAACATAACAAAAATCACACGCTCTCGTGCATTTCTGCGTAAGCGATACTTCTGCCCAATACAGGGGGAAGTGTTTCCACGCGCCCTGCCCTACAATCCGGCCTTCCTTGTTTTCAAAAAGATCAACCAACCACGGGGACATCTGCATTCACCTTTCTTTCATTGGGGAAGAATACCATGAAATTATCTTCCGGCTCGACGGGAGGGAACCCGTCATCACGCATGGACTCAAGCCTTGCCTTCTCGTCATCGGTTGCCGGCTCCTCATAAAAACCATCAAATGCAGCCAATGTTTTAAAGGTAGGGTAAAACAAGTCAAGCATTTTGTCGGCATCCACAGAAAGAGAGGCAAGGTCAGTCGTGTACTCACGGGCAGTCTTCCCCTCACCGGTCTTTCCAACAAGATGCTCTTTCTTGATGGAATTATCATACAGATCATAATCCATCTCGATGTTTACCTTGACGACAACGGCGCGAGGAAGCACGATGCACCCGGCGAGCTTCTTGCCTTCGATGACAATATCATTCCCACGGAAGACGGCGCCAGGGATAGCAGCGGTCATGGCTCGTTGCATGGCTTCAAGATAAAATGAGCCGGGGCGGTTGATACGCCGCTTATCATAGGCAAAAACAAGATGCAGGGTCTTTCCGGATATATACACACGGGGGAATGAATTAAGGTTGTCTGTACGCAGTAAAATAGGAATGCCTGCGGCGGCGCTTGCGTCAACCACGGCAGAAAGCCCCTCAGTATAAAACCGTGGTGTTGCAACCGTAATAAACTGCTCGTCGGTAATCCAGATACCCAGCACCGGGTCGGCCAGCGACACCCATGCCGAGAAGTTTTCCACGCCTGTCCCATGCTCGGTCTTTGCTGGCAATTTCGTGGATTCTGCCCGCATAATTCTGAAATTCATACATCCTCCCTATGATTGAAGAAGGGAAACAGTACCGGTTAAGCCGGAAGCGCCGGAAGCGCCGTTCGTCCCGGCTATCGCGTAAACGCCGGAATATGATGCACGTCCCCCCCCGCCGCCCTGCGCGTAGGTGCTGTTCCCAGCGCCGCCATAATATCCGTTACCAGTTTGGTTATACTGAGTGATACCGCCGCCTGCCCCTCCGGAACCGCCTGCCCCTCCTGTGGCCGTAACAGTGCCGGTATTGAGCAGCACCTTGTAACGGATATAAATCACGCCGCCATCGCCGCCGCTACCCCCTGCGCCGCCGCCACTACCACCAGTACAGCCGTAATATGTATTCTTGCCATCGGACGCTGAGTAGGCAACGCCGGCGCCGCCAGAGGCCCCATTGGAACCAGCATAGCCATTAACTTGAATGGTTCCGCGATTATCAAAAGAATATGCGTTAATTGTGATGGAGCCACCACCTTGGCCTCCTGCGCCACCGGAACCACCCGCATTGCTGTAAGCAAGAGAAGGCTCGCCGCCGCCTGAGCCGCCACCCCCGCCACCCTTGCCGCCAGTGCCGGTTCCATCAACACCAGCACCGCCAGCATTGCCAGTCGAAGTGGTTGCCGCGGCGCCCGCGCCGCCCGCGCCGCCAGCCGGGGTTGAGGCATTGTAGATAGTTCCGTAATTCAATATGGTTCCGGTACACTTGATCGTGTATCCGGCTGTGTTGAGAATGATTCCTGAATTGACTGTCAGATTTGTGTAATTTTTGTTCGCGGTCAGCGTCGTGTGGCTCGAAATTGTCACAGCGCCATCGGCCCCGGTGCCAAAATCGGTGTATGTCTTTCCGTAGCCGTCAGACATCGAAATAGCGCCGGTGGGTTTTCCAAACAGAACACGCACAGCAGCCTCATTGAGATTGACCGTAGCATTCGACGCACGGCCAAGCTCAACAGCGACCTGGCTCATTGAAATTGCTCCGGAAGACGGAAGCGTCATGCGTGTAACCTCGCGCTGCGTTTTTTCAGCTTGAATATCTCGCCTTGCAGTTCCTTTATCGCCTCCACAAGCAACGGGATAACATGGTCGTATTTGACAGTCATGTACTTGTTGTCGATCGGGGCGGGGGCGATCGCTTCCGGCAACACAGCCTTGACTTGCTGTGCGGAAAGACCGACTTCCGGAACCGGCTCATACCCCAAAGACTGCGCAAGCTCATTGGCATGATAATGGAACCCATTTAAAGAACAGACCTTTTGCAGCGCGTCCTTGATATTGCCAAGTTTCGTCTTGAGCCTGTCATCGGAATAATAAGCGGTGATGTTCCCCGTCGCAGTCAAAGCGCCTGTGACGGTGAAGCCGCCAGTCGCCGAAGCCACTGTGATGTTTGCCGAACCGTCGAAAGAAACGCCACCGATTGTCCTTGCCGTTGCAAGCTTTGTCGCTGTGGCGGCGTTGCCGGAACATGCAGCGGAAGTTCCACCATTGGCCGGGGCGCTCCCCGCTGTGGATGCATAAGAAACGCTTTGAGAACCAATGTTGCCGGAGTCAATGACTGTTCTCCATGATTGCCATATCCCGTTATTTTTTCCGCGTATGGCGATTTGTCCGCTCCGAAAATCACCGAAAATTTGATGTACCCATGACGAACTGTATGCCGACGAATATAGCCCGCCATCGGTTTGACCGAACAAAGAAACGCTGTTATTGTAACCAATCTGATTTTGTGTAACATTGTTAGGATTGATCGGAATACCACTATTGTTTATAGTAAGGCCCAACACATTGTTTGCTGTCGTAGCTGTGGAGGCGTTGCCCGTAATTGAAATAGGCCACGCCCCGGCCCCGCCGCCGAGATACTTGTTGGCCGAACCTGTCCCGCCGAACAGCTCAAATGTGTCAGTGCAGAACGCGAGCTCTCCCGCGGCAAGCGTCGGAATAGATGCCTTCACACCCCTTTTGATTTTAAGTTGATTCGCCATTTGGCCCTCCGGTTTTAAGCCGCTTGATATAGTAAGCAATGCGCGATGGCATGGCTAAAGACATGATTGCGGCGGCCATGAGACCGAGTAAATGGCCCTGTTTTATCGCATACCAGTTTGCGTCCATCTCGTTACGGAACATCCCATCGACCACAAAGTCTCCTGCGAGTTTATCCAGCTCATGCCCCATTTCGTGCGCAAGAATGGCGTTCTGGACAAACAGCGGGAGATCGCTCCTGACTTGCAGGAGCGAATCACCGCCTTCAACGTGAATCCACCGGCCAAACCGGGGGGCAATTTCAGACTTTGGAACTCGTTGTTCTTTTATCATTTTTCACCTGATTGGCTGATCGCTTCTCGGCAAGCTGCTTGTTTGCTTCCTCAAGCTTGAGAATTTGTTGGCGAGCTTCGTCACGCTCAAGAGCGACGGAATGAACCTGATCTTCGAGGGAAAGGATTCTCTCACGAAGCCCGGCAAGTTCTTTCGCCGTGTTTTGGGCTTGCTGCATTGCACTTTCCTTATCGTTGGCAATGGTTATGCTGGCTGATTCAGCAGCGGCCAACTGACCCTGAAGATTCTGCACAATGCCGCCCAGCGCGGCGATCTTTTTTCCGGAGTGCCGCAGATTAATTTCCTTCTCTCCGATAAGCAACACCAGATCGTCGGTTGTCATTTGCGGTTCCTGAAAGCCCTGTTCGTTGGTATTCTCGTTGTCCCAATTGTCCATCTGTAAAGCTCCTTTTGTTTTTATTTGACGCGAGTTTCGCGCGAAAACGTTGATTGTCAACCGTTAAAATGTGCCGCCGTCGATGGTGGAGGTGTCAAGTATAAATGTGCCATCAGAATTTGGTGCAGTCCAAGTCCGATTGGCTGTTAATGTAGGATAGGTAATAGAACCAGTGTAATAGTCAAGACCAACAATGTTGCCTATTACTAAGTTTTTTGCAATCAGGGCAGCAGGGGATCCGTTGTAATCCGTAATATTGACTCCATTCGCAGTTTTCTGTATTTTGGGGCCACTCGTCCCTATCTGGAACGTGTCATTTGATGTCCCCGTATCAGTGTTCTGTGTATGCTTCGCCGCCGTTGCCGCTTCCAAAGCCGTGATCTGCGCCGCCGTAGCCGCACCAGCCGCAGCATTGGTGGCCGCATTCAGCGACAAATCCTGTGTTGACAGTGACAAACCGTTGGCCGTGCCAAGAGTGACGGCGTTATGAAACCGGCTGTCATTGCCCTGCGCAAAAGAGCCGGCTGCCGTGCCAAATGCTCCCGTTGTCAAAACTCCCGACGTTGTGGTGATGATCGGCAATGTAGCAATTGTCCCGATAGCTCCGGCGTTTGTGATGTTGCCGTGAACATGGCTCGTCGGAGTCCTTGCATCGGACAGCCGTGAATCATTGCCCTGACAGACGGTATTTACTGCCGTGCCGTATGTCAGTGAAAGACTGTCGGCATTTGCGACAATGCCATTGTCGGACGATATGACATTCAGCGTGTTGCCGGTTGCGGTCATGCCTGTTCCGGCGGTTATCTGGCCAGCGCCGGAAAACTGGACAAATGTAATAGCCGTTGTGTTAAGTGTTCCACCAGCATCTATCGTGCAAAGCCAGCCAGAATCACTATTGTCTGTACCTTGCTCCACCCATACGAACATAGATATGAGTTCACTCCAAACGTCTGCATCAGTCGCCCTTGTCCATGCAGCAGCAGCGACGATATACACTCCGTTTGCGGATGTCGTCGTCTGATTTTTCACCCAGCCACGATCTCCGGCAACACGAGCACTGCCATCGACCGTCTGCGGGGCAGACAGTGTGATATTTGCTGTTGTGGCCGCCTTAACCGAGGACTTCGCCTTAACCCCCTGCACCAGCCCATCGACATACGCTTTGGTGGCTGCGTGGGCATCAGCCGATGGTGCTCCAGAAAGTGTCAATGCACCGGTCAGCGTTCCGCCAGACAGAGGGAGCTTCGTCGAGTCGGCAACGGTGATATTTGCCGAACCGTTAAAACTGACTCCGTTGATTGTTCTCGCTGTAGCGAGAATCGTCGCTGTAGCAGCGTTGCCGGAGCAAGCCGATGCTGTTGTAGCTGTAGCAGCGTTGCCAGAACACGCTGCTGCCGTTGTCGCTGTTGCAGCATTCCCCGTACACGAAGCAGCCGAGCCCGTGACACTGATAGGCCAAGACCCGCTTGTTCCGGTTCCTGTTAGAGGCGCATAAACGCCGTCGCCGATAATTTTGTTTGTCCCGCCGTTCCCAATGTAGAGACGGTTCGGCTGGTCGGTTGCGTATCCTAATTCTCCGTCGCTGAGCACCGGTATCGACGCAAGAAGCCCCCTTTTTATCTGTATTTTATTTGCCATTATAAAACCTCCTTGTTATTTATTAAGACCATTCACCACCATTGATATCTGAAAACTCAACATTCACGGGATCATCAGCACATCGGATGTCATTGCCGGTTCCGCCCACATTGAGGACTTTCATATCAGCACCCTGCGTTGTATTTCCAAAACCGCTGTTATTGTTACATTGCGACGTCACGAAGAACCCAATATTATAACCCGCACCGGCGTCAAATTTGATGCAATTATTGTTGAAGATATTGTTGTTGGAGGTGTGGGTTAAATAAGCGTGTACGGAAAACCCGTCGGCTTCTCCCGCAGAATTCGCCAGGTGCATTTCATTGTTATGGATTCTGTTGCTGTTTATGTTCTCGACAACTATCCCCTTGATACCAAACGAAGACGCGCTGGAAATCATTATATGATTGCGGGAGATTGAATTTGAAATATCGAGGTACGCTCCGGATTTGTGAATACCCTTAAACGGCTGGCCGGCAGAGGACTGTATCGAAATTGTATTCTCATCAAGATCAAACCCGCCAACCACGGCCTCATGATATATCCCTGTATAGAGTCCGCCCACGTATTCGTCGGGCCTGAACGAGATATTGTTTCTGATCGCATATCCGTTAATGCAGTCATAGATGTATAGTCCGCTATCAGTCTGATTCGTCAGGATATTATCACTGCATATCAATGTGCTTATTGCGATGGCCCTGATGCCAACAAAACTGTTCCCGTCAATGGTGTTGCGTATAATGTTTGCTCGCGGGCAGGGAATAACAGGAGATTCATTCCAGTCGCAATACAGGGCGCTTTCGCCATTCTGGAAAATGTTATCCTGGACATCAAGCTGCCCATGAAAATTTTTACAGAAAACGCCCAATCCACCGGCAGCTCCATAGTGGCCGCCTCCAGCCAGATTGAATGTGATACCTTGAATGCGTAGGGATGCATACGAATTCAGCAGAGCAAACATGGCTTTCCCTTCGGCGGTCTCCTGAATAATGGTGAACGCCGAGAAAGAGAGTTTTTTGTCTGCCGACGGTAAAATAAACAGGTTGACTCCGGCGGGTGCGTAAATATTCACACCGCCTCGGCTTTCGCCAACGATTTCAATATTTGCGTCAGGGATGATAATGCTATCACCTGGATGATATTCGCCGTTCCTAACGACGATCTTGCCGCCGCTGGACGGAAGCCTCTTTGCAGCTTCGTCCAGATCTGAAAATGTCCCCTCAGTTGTTGTTACGCCGACAGTTATGTATGGTTTGCGGTTTAGCGCCATGTCGGCGGCGGTAGCAGCATGGTCGGAAACATTTTCAAATGCATCGCACCCTACCACCCACAGTCTCACAGTGAATCTATTCATGCACTGGATGATCTGCTCCGCGCCAGACAGGCTGACGGAAAATACCGTATCGGTAATGTCCTGCCACGCCCAATCATCGGATGCGTCAGTCCATTCTACTGTGCCATCTGTCACGGCGCCCGATGACGGCCAAACCGGCTCTGTGGCGCCAGAAAATCCGGCGGCCGTACACCGCCATCGGCGGGCAGTTCCGTCCGTAGGAACGACGTAGATACCGGTATTATCGTACAATGTAGCAGACGCCCAATGTACGCCAGATCGCACCCGGTATCCGGTGACGTCAAAGTCCGGAAGCGCTGCCCATGAGAACACAACTTCATCCTCCTTCGGCGTGGCCGTTATAGAGGTAATATCTCCAGGAGGATACAATTTCCCGACCAACGTACGATCGACTACTTCGGCATCGTTGATATTCCGTGTATGACCGACGGCAAACAGCAATCTTTGCCCATAATCCAGCCCACGCAGCTCATAGCTGGGGATCGCTGTTTCACCGGCGTAGGTCCACAACCGGGTCGCATCCGCCTTCTTCCACCATACTCTCCAGAGTATCGCGAAACCCGTCCAGGAGAGAGACACGTGCGTCTCCGCGCCGCCACGATATACCTCCACAGCGCGCAAATGATCGACATAGTGGGGGTTGACCACCGCCTCTGGGGCGGGCAGCACCCCGGAATCGTCGCAGGCGAGGGGGTTGTACTCGATCGCCGTGATGCGTCTCGTCAAATCGTCCTTCCTGGTGATGCTCAGCACCCGCATCAGCGACTCCTCCTCGCCTTGTTCATAAAACAGATACAGGTCGTGCAGTTTCGGAATTGACGAAAATGCCTCGACCACCGGCAGCGTTTCTGTCGCGGTCGACAACACCACGGGGACGACGGCGGCTTCGCGTACGGAGTCGTCGGCTGCATCCTTGACGCGCACGATGTATGTGCGGCCAGGCTCCAGCAGCACCTGCCGGTCGAGCGTGACCGTGTTTTCCGTGCCGGATACCACCCGGCCGCCCACTCCCCGGGGAGCGACTACCGGATCCCACGGCAGGCATCCGATCGCGTCGAATCCCGCGTCCCACACCGAGACCCGCGTCAAATACCTGTTGCGGGCCAGCGCCCGGCGGCCATGTTTAACGGCCTCGTCCCGCGATGTGCAGCCGACGAGAGTGAGCTGCGTGGACTTTATTTCCTCCGTCGTCGAATCATAGTCGGCGGCCTGCAATTCCACGGACCGTCGCTCGTAACCGGAGGATGAATCCCAATACACGATCTCCACAGCGGTCGCCCGATCGTCAGCCGCCATATACGACTCCCGGTAGGAGTCTCTGATGGTGTTGGCCTCGTTGAACATGAAGGACTGCACGGGAAACGCGATTTCCTCATCGACAAAGGCGGTGAATCGGGAGCCGAGTTGGGACACGGCGCCCTCGCCGAGCGCACATATCATATCCAGCGCCTTGCGCAGGGAGACGACAGAATCGAAATAGATGTTGGAATGGTAGCCTTTTCTGTCACAGTATTCCGCCCATGCCGCGATGGCATCGAGCAAAATGCGCTCCGGGGATACGGCGCCGCCGTAGTCGCTCGAGCGCAACATATCGTACGCCTGCCATGCCGGGTTATTGGCCGGGTACATGGTGTATCCGAAGCCGTTCCAGACGGGTACGGTGGATCGCGTCGCGACCAGGCTGACGGCTGGAAGGCCGCTGGAATATTTATCGGTTGCCAGGGCGCGCAGCGCAAACAGCGCGCATCCCGGATAGGAGAAATCATCGTAGATGATTTCCTCAACATAATCGAACCAGACGGCATTGGAATATCGCGGTCCGTCCGGCGGCGCCTCATGCAGCCTGGCCCGTATCTCGTATTCGCCCGCGACGGCCAGTCGATCCATGTACCAGACGCGCCGGATCGCGGAACTCTGGGCGGCGACGACTTCCAGATAATCGACGGTCGCCTCGCCAGGCGCCTTGACGGCCTGAGCGGTCGGCAGCCAATGCCAGTATCGCGCTACACGCTCCGAATAGCTAATCTCTCCAGAAAAGTAATAGGCGCTTCCCCAATAAACCTCTCCTTCCAGGTGAGCGGCTGGATCGGTCGACCCTGCTGTTTCTTCCCACCAGGAGCCAGGAATCCAACACCCTCCCGACCAGCGCGCCTCCGTCACCACGACGTCCGTCGCATTCACGCCCTGGAGGCGTTGCCACTCTCCCGCGGGCAGAAGTCTGTATTCGATGTCGATTTTGACCGACGCAGTCGTCAGGGCGCCATTGTCCGCCGCGTAGTAGAGCCCGCCCGGCAGAGTCACGGCCACAGACAAGCCTTCGACAGAATTGCCCTCCGTTTGCACCGTTGTCCAGTCGGGCGACAGCTTCATGTTGACGGATTTCATGGTGCGGGTGTCATTGAAATACTGTATCGGCGCCTGGTTAGTGTATCCCGGGCGCGTCTCCCAGGTGATGCCGTCGTCTCCGTTGGCAACCGGGTTGCCGTTGATCTCGATCGAGCCCTCGTCGATCGCATCAATTTCGTGGTCCGCCACAACGTACAGAATGTTGTAATACTGCTTGTCGCCGACGACTTCGATGTATTTCGCGATGATCGGCGGCGTGATGCGGTGTGTCCCGTAGAGTACGGGCCACGGGACATTTTCCCGGTCCGCGTTGGCGTCCACCTGCCAGCCATAGGTCGAGGAGTGGCTGAAATCGGCCACTCCTCCGGCTATATCCGTCTGAGTGGGCAGCAGGGCATTGACCAGCAGCCCGCCGATGATGGATACACTGGCGGCGATGCCATACGCGACGGCCATTGAACCGGCCTTTACTGTCAACCAGTACTGCCCCGCCGCGACGGAGGCTGCCATGACCGCAAGCATCGCGATGGTGTGCAGGATATTTTTCCCGCCGCCTCCTCCGCCGAATGACGGACAGACCGTCAGGCTGGCGGCGGGGCGACGCGTCGTCAGGTCTTTGCCGGATAACACCGCACCGTCTATCGCGACGACATAATCGCCATCCACGGGCAGACCGAGGCCGACGAGGCATTCGGCAACCGTCCATCCCTCTGGAAACTCCTTGATTTCGCGGGAATTGAGCGGATCGAAGGGGTTTTTGACATGCGTTGCGATCAACCTCGCCATCGATAGTATCCTCTGATTTTGCCGGCCCAGAACCGGTCGTGGATGGAGCTGACGAGCACGCCGCGACCCTCCAGAATATGAATGAACCGGCCGCCGCCAATGGTCACGCCCAGATGCTGCGGCAGATCAGGGCGCTCTGCGTCGAGCGCCAGAAGGACCGCGCAGCCCTCTTCGGGCGTGCTCAGCGCTTCCCACCTTCCGGGTTCGGCGGCCGCGTCCCGGATGGCGGCCGATACCCTCTCGACGGCATAGTCGGCAATATCGCAATCGGAGACGTCATGTCCGTAACGCCGCATAACCTCGACGAACAGGCCCTGACAATCGAGCCCGGCGCCTATATCGCGCCCTCCGCGGAGAAATCGCGCCCTGAACAGATCAGTCAATGAGAATGCCGGCATTGCCCACCCCCGGTGCTCCGCCGAACCTGATGGAATTCCCCAGTGCGCGGCAGCGTGACAGCGTGTGATCGCAGACGGTTTCGGCGCCGGGATATCCGCACCGGTCGCTTTTGAACCTGAATCTGCAGTGGTTTTGGGAAATCATCGCCTGAGGGAAGCGTCGGTTGAACGGGTTGGACGCCCCCAGCGTGAACGTCGCCCAGACATTGTCGAATTGCGGCTGCTTGAGATCGAAGCGGTGTTCAACCTCTGCCGACGCGAGGCTGACCGCTATGTCGCCGGTCGCGGGAGTGGCGGGTTCACCTGCGACAGCAAAGGAGAATGCATCCGTATCCACCGCAGTGATCGTATGCAGGCCGTCATACTCGCTCTGGTCGGCTCCGGAGACGTGGATTTCCTGCCCGGCCGAAAATCTATGCCCCGGACACATCGCCAGAGCGATTCCCGGCGCCGTAAGCGACAGCGCCGTCACAGCGAGGGGGGCGATCGCAAGCGTGTTGACGACGAAAATCGCGACCTCCAGAGTAGAATAACCGTTCAATTTCGTCCAATTGTCATATTGTCTGATGTAGTTGCCGATCACGTTGCCGACATTGGCCACGCGGATCTCTACCCGGGGAATTTCCCCTTTGGCATGATCGCCTATATCTTCGATCGAGAATTCCATCCTCGTCCATATCTGGCCGCGCCAGTCGAGATCCTCGGAATTGCCTGCTACGCGCACCGGCTCGGAGAGGCCCGGAATGGCTATTTCCAGCAGGACAATAAAGGCGCTGGCCGCGGCCAGTCTGTTTTTTTCGGCGATGGCCGTGTGGCTGATCGGCAACGGCATATTACTGCTCCTCTATCTGGCATTCGACGACGCCGACCTGGTCGCCCGAGCGCCACTGGTGTTTGATCTCGTCGGAAGAAAAGACGCACATATGCGTCGTGCCCCGCAGCGGGTGCACATACTCGAATGCAGTCCCCTGATTGGCGTCAAAAAAACCCTCCAGCGTCTGATATTCCGACTCGGTCAATATCTGCCATTTCAGCTCGAACCGCCGCCGCCCCCGCGTTGCCCGGGGCGCCGTCTGCACGTAGTTCGCCTCGAACTCCAGTTTCCTCTGCGGTTTGTAAAATCCCTCCTGCGTACCCTTATCCGGCGGCGGCAGGGTGTTCGGCCATTGCTCAGGCATGTCTCATCCTCCCAGGTAATTCCGCAGGCCATAGGCGTTGCGGTCGGCGGCATCCATCCACAGCGTAACGATCATCTCCTGAGCGTTGAAGTCCACGCTCGCCTCCCGCGCCCGCATAGGCTGCGACGATTCATTGATAACCCGTACAGTCACGTTTTTGGCAGCCCCGGTTTCGCCGGAGGTCCGGTTGGCGATCGCGGTCAGCCACGCATTCTGCTCCTCGGTGATATAGCGCTCCCCCACCTTGTTGATGACCATCCGCTCGTCGGGGGCCAGACCTCCGCCGTGGCGACGCGGCAGCAGGTCGAAATTCGGGACCACCCGCCAGAAGGACGGTTTGCCGCCGACCTCTCCGCCGCCGTGGAAACCGGAGAAGCTGCCGCCCGCATAGCCCCCCGCTGTAGCCATGCCTCCCGACACGCCCCCCATACCCGCGGAGGCAGGGAACAGCGTTTTTACGATACCCGTGATCCCCGCGGATATCCCCGCGGAGGCCTGCTGCGCCAGAACATTGGCCAGGGACCGCTGCACGGATTGCAGGAAGGAGTTGAGATAATCGCCGAAACTCTTTAATTTGCCGTTGATCGCATCAAAGAAGAAATCTCCGAACGCCTGCTCCATGCTTTCCGCGGTACTTTTGGCGACATTGTACATCTGCCGGCCGGTGTCGGTCCATTCCTGGTTCATCTCGGCCAGGGCGAGCCGGGCGGAGGCGAATGGATCGGCCCCCGCCGCCTCTTTGGCGAGGGCCGCCAGAGCAGCCTGTACGGCGCGGATCGCGTCCGCCTGGGCATACCATGCCTGCTCGTTGCCCGCCTTGGGCATGGCCGCAAGCGATTGACGCTGCAAAGAGATCAGTTCTTCCGTCAGGCGAATGCGTTCGTTTATGGTATTCCGGTGTGCCGTACCCTCGGCTTCGATCAGATCCAGACTGGCCAGGCGATTCTTGATCTCCGCCTCCCGCGCCGCCCGATCATACTCGGCAGGCTTCACCACCTCTGCCTGACGGATCTTCTCGTTGTACAGGAGTGTGATGGCTGCCTTTTCCTCGGCGGACTTCTTGACGTCCGCCAGCTCCTCCGCGAGTTTCGCTCGCAGCGCATCAGCCTCCGCTTTGTAACCGGCCCTGACGTTCCCGGTCAGTTGGGTGTATTCCTGTGTCTGAGCAGCAACGAACGAGCGGACGCTGGCCAGTGACCCTGAGTTTTCCTGACTGATGGCGATGTCCCGTTTCTCCCGCGCCTGCTTGCGTAATATCTCCAGGTTTGCATCAAGCTCTTTTTGTTCGGCGAGCTTTTTTTTCAGGTCCGTATGAAGCGCCGGATCGACAGCCGTGATGGGATCCTTGACGTCCCGTTTGGCGTTCTTTTCCGTAGCATCGGTCTGAGCTTTGGCGATTTTCTCCTGTAGCTCCCGGACGGCTCTGTCCATGTCGTTCTTGTACTTTTCGACGGCCGCCATGTCTTTCTGGTATGCGGCCTCGATGTCGATCAGCTTGACATCGTGAGAGGTGGCCGTCATTTTTTTGATTTCGGAAGCGAATTCGATAACATCCGTCTTAACTGACCGCAAAATATCGCTCATCCGGTCAAGGGCGGCATTCACGGCGCTGTGGGTCAGGCTATATTCCGTCGCCGCGGTCGCTCCTTTTTTCATTTCTTTATCAAGATTGCTGCTGCCTTTGGCGGCCGCCGCTGCTGCTTTGCCTCGGGCGTCAGCCTCCGCGAATATCCCTTCCCGGATCAGCTCCTGAATCGAAAGCCCCTGCTTCAATTTTATTTCTGCCGCCGTCTGGTTTTTTATAAAGTCCTGATAGATGGCGCTTTGCGCTGAGCGGGCGGAATCGGCTTTTTGCCGGTAATCGTCCGTCAGTCCAAAAAACTGCGCCATTTTGGGGAATGATTCCTGAATAATGGCGATAAACTCGTAAAAGAGGATTCTGCCTGCCTCTTTGACCTGCCCCCAGACCGATTTCGCTGTAGCGCCGATCATGTCCCAGGTGTAGATGGCGTATGCCCCAAACTTGGCGATGGAGGCATACCCGGCCTGCATCGCCTCGCCGATGGTAAGCCCCATGATCTCCATCTGAGATATGTATTGACCGAGTTTCCAGCCCGCCATTGCCGCCCCGGCAAGGCCCGCAAACGCGCCGAATACGGACAGGGCGCCGCCGGCGGCGACGGACGCAATCGTGATCGACCTGATGGCGGCGACGAGCGGGCCAAACAATGATGTAATAAATACGATGTTGGCTGCGGACACCGCCTTGAGCCAGACGAACATGCCGCCCGTTATGCGCAGAGCCGTGGTCGTCAGTATGATCTGTGCGGAAATACTCCCAAATCCGGCAATAATCGCCGTTAAAGCCGGATGGTTGGTCGTGAACTCGCCGATCGCGCGGCCGAGATCTCTGATTCCGTCCACAATGGAGAATATTTTTTCGTCCGCCGTCCGCAGGGCGTCGATCAAGTTGTCATTCCATTGCATGTCGCCCGTTTTATCGTCGAACGTGACGATGGATTTGGTCAGATCCTCGATAAGTCCCTTCGTCTTCTGGAAGCCGATTTCCATTCCTTTTCCAATGGCCTGAGCGGCTGCGTCCTTCAAGTTCGACAGCTGCACGGACAAGTTCTTTGATGCCTCCGCCGCGCCCACGGTGGCCCCTTCCAGTGCCTTCATGACGGCCGGATAGAGCTTCCCCTCGGCGTTCAGTTGGCGGATCTTCTCGTTGGTCATCCCGGCCGCCTCCATGAGCGGCTGCAGCATGGTCGTCCGGGGCGTCATGTTGCCGCTCAAGATGCTGCGAACCTCTTCGCCCAGCATATCCAGCGGCACCCGCATGGCCGTTGCCGCCTGAACAACGGCCGTTGAGAAATTGACGACCATTGTTTCGTCAAAGCCGGCCTTCAGGGCGGGAACGTAGGACTGCGTGTATGCCTTGAGCAACTGCTCATAGGTCGCGGACGTCTTTATCCCGGCAATACGTAACTGGTTCTGCACACCGACGCTGAGCGACAGGGCTTCAGTGAACGCCTGCTGTCCGGTGACAACCGCACCATTGGCATCCTTGAACTCCTGCATGGAATAGATGAGGGAGGCCAGTCCGACGCGACTTTCCTCCATTTGGGAGTTAAATTGATATCCGGCAGCGACGGTATTCCGGATCACGCCGTACCCTCCGAACGACAGCAGCATGTTCCTGATTGACGCGCTGGTCTGTGAAGTTATTCCGTTCAGGTCATGCAGCGTCTTGTGATATAACCTCGTGGACTCGGAGATAGAGTTAAAAACTCCTGTTGCCATGTCCCGCGCGGCGATAATGATTTCTATCTTGTTTCCGCTCATGTTTCGTGTTATCCTCTTTCAGGAAAGGAGGTTGTCATGTTTATTATTCAAACATTGATCGCTTTCGTCTTCATGCTCTTCGGATTGTATCATTTTGCCGATATGATGCCAGTTGTTGTTTTCTTTTTCGTTTTTCTGACATCAGTCATGCTTGTCGAAGCCGTTTGCAATATCATCATCGCCCTGCATCGTTTTTTTATCGGGGAGTGATCCGCTGGCCGCATCTTTTTTTACACATGCTGCACGCATCCGCATTTCTACACAGTTTCTTTTTATCGTCATAAACATCTCCGTAGATTTCAGCGAGCCGCATCCGCTCGAGGGACTGAATTTTCCGGAATCCAGCCGACGTGATCTCGATATCCAGTATCCTTGCCGTGTTTATAACGGCGGAGTAATCCAGACCTATCGGGCCGGTCGGCCCGACACGCCATTGCGTAAGCGTACTTTCCCATAATATCAGCAGGTCCTCGTTTTCTTCCCAAAGTTCTGGCGGTGGCTCCCCTTTCTTTCCGTCGTAAAGCCACCGCCAGAACGTCAGGAGTTTTTTCCCGACTCGCCCCGTCCGTAGCTCTCTTCTAATGTCGCGCGGAACAAAGACAGCACGTCCGGCATGGGAAGCTGGTCGATGGCGTCGATCATGTCGGCATATACCATGTCGATGACGGCATCTACCGCGTCATTGGCCTGTTCTATCGCCAGGTTGTTTAAATTGAAGCCGGCGGCGCGCAGCGATTTGATCTCTCCGCTGGTCAGCGGCCGAACCGTAAATGTTTTGTCTCCGATTATTTTTTCCATATCAACCTCATGTAAGCGCGATCGACAGTTCGTCGTCGCCGACGTTGCGGTTAAGCTGGCAGTCGATGCCCAGCGTCA